ATACTACTTGATATATTAGTGCTAATTGACACTAGGTTAAAAAACCAGTGTAAATGAGTAAAAAAGGACGCGAAGGTACGACAAGGACGACAACACGAATAACACAAAAAAACGACCTAGAGTCAATAAACACACAAAAACAAACAAAATGGATCCAGCAACACTCACAGCAGCAGCATCATTAGCCACAACAGGCGTAAACGCAATAACACAAGGATCCTTAAACAAAAAAACGCGCCAGTGGAACGAAGCGCAATACCAAAGACAACGCACAGACGCATTAGCCGACTGGGCAAGAACAAATGAGTATAACGCACCACTACAACAAATGGCACGATTTAAAGAAGCGGGATTATCCCCCCACCTTATATATGGTGGAGGTGCAAACTCAATATCTCAACCTGTACGATCAACAGATACAAAATCATGGTCGCCTAACGCACCACAAATTGACGGAGGACAAATAGTATCCCAATACTTTGGGGTACAACAACAACAAAACGCTTTAGAAATACAAGAACAACAAATTAGAGGTTTAAAAATAGACAATGATATAAAAGAAGGAACAAAATTAGATACAATAGATAAAGCTTCAATAACCAATCAAGCAACAACAGCCAAAATAGATAATTTTATGGCAGATACAAATTTAAAAAGGTTAAAACAATCAATGCAAGATTTAGAATATAAAAAATTAGAACAAGAAGTACAACAAATTGTAACAAACAATAAATATAACGCATTAAATCAACAATCAAAACTAGCTATTAACGGATTTATGCAAGATCAAATACAAGCAATAACAGCAGGACAATTAAATAAAAACAATATTACACAAATAGAAGCCAAATGGCGAAAACAAATAGATGATTATGTTGGGGCAGCCGGCCCAATCTCTCAATCATTATTAAAAATTTTAGTATCAGCATTATTAAAATAAACCCTACTAGGGTAGGGGATTAAAATAAAATATCAAATAAAAACCATAACTTACTAATACATACTTAACTATATGTTAATTATAAGCAAAACATTATGTTAAATAGAATTATAAACCATTAAAAATCAACCACATGGCCTACAGAAAACGTAGCAAAAGCTACAAAAAAAGAGGAACTTACTCTAAAGGAAAAACTAAAAAGCTACGCACTTACTTTGTTAGTCGTGGCGGAATCCGTCTTTAATTCAAAAACTTATCAACAAAAAATTAACAACAATGGGAAAAAACATCTTCAATTCGGTTCAAGTAGAAAAACCGAAAAAAAACGTCTTCGACTTAAGTCATGACGTAAAAATGTCCATGAAAATGGGCAACTTAACACCAGTATTAGTAACAGAATGTGTACCAGGCGACAGCTTTCAAATAGGCTGCGATAGTCTTATTAGATTCGCACCTATGGTCGCACCCGTCATGCATCGCATGGACGTATCAGTACATTACTTTTTCGTACCAAACAGATTAACATGGGACAATTGGGAAAAATATATAGTAGACGCAGACACCCCTAACCCATTACCATACATAAATTACACAGACGATTTCACAGCAGATCAAAAAAAATTCCTAGATTATATGGGAGTACCCCCAAACACAGGAACAGGAATTACACAAGCATTAAATGCTTTACCAATAGCAGCGTATCAAGCAATATATAACGAATACTACAGAGACGAAAACTTAGTAACAGAAGTCGATTACACATTAGCAGACGGAAACAATACAGGAGATGTAGTCGATTTAGTAAAAATGCGCCAACGCGCATGGGAACATGATTACTTCACAGCATCTCTACCCTTTGCACAAAAAGGAACAGCAGTAGATATACCAATTGGATCAATAGATTCAGATGTAGCAGTAAATTGGAATTCAGATGAAACAGCATCAAATCAAATTCAAGCTTATATTAATGGAACATTAGTAGGTAATTTAGGAGTAGGAAATACTCAAGGAGTATCAACTATAGGTACACCTAAATTAATAGCAAAAACATCTGATTTAGATATACAACCAACAACAATAAATGACTTACGTAGAGCATTTAGATTACAAGAATGGTTAGAAAAAAACGCTAGAGGCGGAACAAGATACATCGAAAACATATTAATGCATTTCGGTGTAAGATCATCAGATAAAAGATTACAAAGACCAGAATATATAACAGGTTTAAAAACTCCAGTTATTATTTCAGAAGTATTAAACACATCAGCAACAGATCAAGAACCCCAAGGTAACATGGCAGGACACGGAGTAGCAGTATCAACAGGAAAATATGGTAATTATTTTTGCGAAGAACATGGATATATTATCGGAATTATGTCCGTAATGCCACAACCTGCATACCAACAAGGAATACCAAAAACATACCTTAAATCTGATCCATTAGATTTCTTCTGGCCTTCATTCGCTCACATTGGCGAACAACCCGTAACAAACAACGAGTTATACGCATATACAGCAACAGCAGAAGATACATTCGGATACGTTCCACGATATGCCGAATACAAATATCAAGCTTCACGCGTAGCGGGGGACTTTAGAACAATATTAGATTATTGGCATCTAGGAAGAATATTTGCAACACAACCAGCATTAAACGACACATTTATAGAATGTACACCAGATCAATGCGAAAGAATTTTCGCAGTACAGGACGGAGAGGACAATTTATATTGTCAAATAATGCATAAAATAAAAGCAGTAAGGCCAATGCCTAAGTTCGGAACACCAAACTTCTAACATGTCAACAAGATGTATAACACCCTACTACAAAAAAATGGAAATAGTGAATGGAGTCACAATGGGCTACATTCCTTTTCCATGTGGGAAATGCCCACCCTGTCAGAAGAGACGAATATCGGGGTGGAGTTTCCGATTAACAAAACATGGCCAAGTAAGCAACACATCACAATTCGTTACCTTAACATACGACGAATCAAACGTGCCTACAACAGAAAACGGACTACAAACATTACGTAAAACAGATTTACAAAAATTTTTCAAAAGATTAAGAAAATTAACCAATGAAAAAATATCTTACTACGCAGTGGGCGAATATGGCGATAAAACGCAACGCCCACATTATCATATTATCCTTTTTAATGGTAATTGTAACAGCGTTGAGAGCGCTTGGAATCTTAATAATACTACTATCGGTCATTGCCACTTTGGCGATGTTAACGATGCTAGTATTGGGTATACTTTAAAATATATATCAAAAGAAAAACAAATTCCAATGCATCAACAAGACGACAGACAAAAAGAATTTTCAGTTATGTCTAAAGGACTAGGAAAATCTTATCTTACACCACAAGCCATAAAATGGCACAAAAATAAATTAGAAGAACGAATGTATCTTCCATTAAAAGATGGAAAAAAGGCATCAATGCCAAGATACTACAAAGACAAAATGTACAAAGACGGCGAAAAATTCATGATTTCAATACATATGAAACAATTAGCCGAAAAACAAACAGACGACTTATTAAAGGAGATAGGAATCGAGGATTTCGATTTTCATATAGTACAAAGACACTTAAACCAATTCCGTAGAAACAAAAAACAATCATTACAAAGACAAAAACTATGAGAACAATTAAAAACAGCGGTAACGCAACAGACTTTCCATATAAAGGACAAGTTAACAACAAACCATCAGAAACAATACCAGATCAAACAATGACAATGCGTGAGATATTAACACGATACGCAAAAGGACAACCAATAGATGGAGAAAAAACCCCATTATGGGAAGAAGGAGAAGGATACGCAAAGGATCCTGAAACATTAGATTTAGCGGAACGCGAAGAACTGGCAACACAAGCCAGAGAAGAATTACAACAAATCAACGAAAGAATCAAAGCATCAAAAGCGAAAAGCGATGCAAAAAATAAACACAAAATCACCGACGTAGTCGATGAAAACCAAGAGTAAAACGTAAAAACTCTAAAAAACACCACTTTTTAGGGGACAGCTTCGCTGATCCCCGACAAAGTGGAAGCCAAGCGAAGCGCGGCAGAAAAGCACTAATACTACTTGATATATTAGTGCTAATTGACACTAGGTTAAAAAACCAGTGTAAATGAGTAAAAAAGGACGCGAAGGTACGACAAGGACGACAACACGAATAACACAAAAAAACGACCTAGAGTCAAT